CTGTCTTATTGCATCAACCCCCAGTTGTCCTGTTGAATCAGCCACAGATTCTTTTACTTCTAACTGCCATTCGTCGTGTACGTTACAGACAAAGTGGGCATCCAATGTATTGAGTCTAATTAGCTGATTAAGATTGACCATCGCCTGCTTCATGACGATAGCTCCTGCGCTTTGAAGCAGTGTGTTTAGTGCGGCGTGTTCAGAACGAATATATAATTTACGCCCATCTAGTCCTTTGAGGAAACCTTTTGAAGCCGCTCGTCCAACCCTGTCTTTAAGATGTTTAAATGCAGGGAGATTATCGAAGAAACGCTTTCTAAGTTTCGCACCATCACGCTTGTTTCCTCCAACCACACTGCCAAGCTTTTCATCTCCTGCTCCGTATAAGAGTGCATAGATAAATGTTTTCGCCTGATTTCTTGATTCAAGCCCTGCAAGTCTTTGGTTAGTTGAGTGTATGTCTCCGTGCAGTATTTCATTTTTGAAGTCCTCATCCTTCATGTAGTGTGCAAGCATTCTTAGCTCAAGGCCACTAGCATCAATACCCACTAGCTTATAACCCTCTGGTACAGTCCAGCAGGCTCGACACTCTTTTCCATAAGGTGCAGAAACACTAGGCACTTGTGCCATATTAGGACTGTTGTGTGTCATGCGGCCTGTGATAGTACCATTAGGATTGACAAAGCCACGTACACGGTCATCTTCATGGGCCGCTTTGAGCCAAGAGGATACCTGTGCTATACGCTTTTGTAAAAGAAGGTACTCTGCAATAAGCTTTGCTTCAGGTATGTCTGTGATCTTGCTGAGTGTAGATTCATCTACGATTGGCTGGCCTGTAGGAGTAAACTTCTTTGGCTTCCATCCAAAGTCAATTAGATATTCACCTATCTGTTTACGTGAGCCAAGATTGAAAGGAACTTCTTCAATGCGTACAGCCTTACGCTTGGTTGCAAGCTCTTCATATTCTTCTTGGGTCAGACGGCTTTTCTTATCTGAACCCTGGATTAGACCCATCTTAGAAAGAGCGCCTGTCTTGGTGAAGTAGGGCAGCAACACAGTTTTTATTTGTTTGGGCCTAAAAGTTTTTTGCACCTCACGCTCTACTTCTTTGAGGCGATCAGTTAGTTCTGCTTCTAATAGCGTTGCGTTCTGAACATCAAGCAGGAACCCATGATCCCTTTGCTCTGCAATAATCTTCAGTGCCTCATGTTCAAGTACAACTGACTGTCTACTAAACCCCCTCGACTCCACCTTTAGATTGTTAAACATCTTAGCGTTAAGTACTGCATCATTCCTACAATAGTTCAACATTTCTGGAGAGTATTCTCCAAACTCTTTGTAATCTATTTTCTGTAGGCCAATGCGATAACCCCAGGATTCAAGACTATGCCCGCCTTCTCGCGTAGGATTAAACAGGCGGGACAAGACAAGGGTATCTACAATCGCTCGCCCTTCTGTTAGATCTACGTTGTGTATCTTCTTTATAGCAGGAAGATCATAACCAATGATGTTATGACCTATCAGCTTTTCGGCGGTAGTTAAATGTGCAAGGCCATTAACAATCTCAGTAGGCCCAAAAGTTTTGGTTTCACCTGAGTCGGGATCGACAGCAGCAATGCACCAAATCTTTGTAGGCTCTAGACTGTCAGCTTCTATGTCAAATACTATGCTCTTCATAATCAGCCTCAGCTTCTATGTCAAATACTATGCTCTTCATAATCAGCCTCAGCTTCTATTTCGTGCATACGGTTAGGGTGTTCGACTTCAATGTAAGTCATCCACACTGCTAATACTATTACCCATCCAATCATAATTCAAGCTCATCCTGTTCTTCTACTTCCATTGCTATTTCACTAAGCCTACCACTGTCTTTGTCATAAAACAAATGGGTAGCCAAGCCGACATCTCCTGTGTATCTAGACTTCAAGACCCTTACCTTTGTTGTGCTGGCTTCAATAGGATCTTCTGCTTGCTGGTTACGTTCAAGAGAAATCACGCAGTCAGACAACTGAGCAATACTTTGTGAGCCACGTAGATGATTGAGTCCTGTTTCAATACCATTTTCATGCCCGCGATTACCATCAACTCTTCTAAGATGTGACACAAGAATTAAACCTACGCCTGTCTCTTCAACCAGCGTTCTGAAGTTGTGCATAATAGCATCTATGTTGCGACGTTCATCACCGTCCGTAGTCATCGACAACAACATATGCAAGTGGTCAAAAACTATCCACTTACATTCAAGGCCCATAGCCATGAAGCGTAGTTTAGAAAATACACTATCAACATCATTCATCCCAAGGTGTGCATGGACAAAGACACGGTTCTTGTTCTGCCCGTCATAAAGAACATTAAAGAAATTATCTATTTCTTCTTCACCAAACTCAGCACGAACACTATCAATGTGTAGTTTGGCATTAGCTTCAATAGAAAGAATACCATCTACAGTTCGACGCCAATCTTCTTCAAGAGCTATGACACCTACCTTGTCGTTGGTGTTGGTGATGAGCCAGTGTTCAAGCTCACGAGTAACGCTAGACTTACCTAAGCCTGTGCCGCCTGTCAGCGTGATTAGTTCTCCTTGTCGTAAGCCATCTAGCTTTGTGTTGAGTCCCTCCCAAGGATAAGGAATAGATTCTTTACGCTCACGCTTCTTGTAGTTTTCGCGCTCTTCACTGACGTTTAGAATCCCAGATGGCGTGTAAAGTTTTGAAGCCCACCACGCAGTAACATAAGCTTTGTGATGACCCAGCTTGAGCATCTCATTAGGATCTTTGAATTCACTAGGGAGGTAAAGCATCTTGGCTTTTCCAGGCTTGAGGATACGCGCCACTTTCTTTGCGGCTTCCTTTCCTGGTTTGTCGTTGTCAAAAGAAATAACCACCGTATCAAACGATTCAAGGAACTCAAGATTTTCTTGGACATCTTTGACTGCACCCTGTGCTCCAGTTTTAACAGATACGACGGGCCACTTACTACCAAGCAGTTCGTATGCTGCCATAGCATCACATTCACCTTCAGTGATCGTAATGTATTTACCCCCTGCCTGTGCAATCTGCTGACCAAAAAGCCCAGTTCCTTTTGACGAACCACTCCAACTAAAAGCTTTATTTTGTCTACGAATTTTTGTAGCAACTTCTTCGTTGTTGATATAGGCGGGGTAATGGTGTTCAATAATTTTACCTGACTCGTCCTTGACTGAGCGAACGCCATATTTCTTTGCGGTTTCAAGGGTAATTCCTCTGTCTGTTAGTGCATGGAACACGCTGTTATTCCCAGTTAAAGTTGCGTTGTCGTTGGATCTTTTAAAGCTATTAAAGTCTGCCACATTTCCTCCCATCGCAGATTCATAATCTTTAAAAAAGGTTCCACAACTAAAGCACTTTGCAGAACCATTTTCGTTTACAGAGACAGGATCACTGCCTCCGCAGCTTGGACAAGGTTTCTGATAGGCCACAAAGTCGCCCATGTTTATTCCTCCGTTTCATTGTCCTCAACAATTGCAGAGTCGTCTAAATACTCTTGCATTTTTTGATGTAGTGCAACAGCAGAAGCTTGAGCAATTGTTACTTCATTGCCAAAGTTATCAATACGCTCTTGGACATCAGCTAGTAATTTAAAACAGGCTACCCCCTCAAGGGATAGCTTTGACACATCATAAGTTTTATCTTCGTGAGTATATCTATACATCAGAGTTCATCTCCTTCATCACCATCAAGCGCATCAAACTCAGCACCATCAGGGCTGGCATACTCTATCAACTCAAGCACCTGCATAGCTTGAAAATCTAAGCCCTTATACAGAGTGCCATTCCAGGATGACTCCCATTCCTTGTACTGAACGCGAACCTTAGAGCCATTACCAACACTCACAGTCAGCGGCTGCTTGTTTCGATCTAACAGTTTTGGGGAGGCGTTAGGTTGTCCGTTCTTACCCGTAACCTTACGCTTGATAATAAGGGCTGGGCCTTCATCCATATCCTTAACTCTAAAGCCCCTTGACCGAAAATCATTAGCAACATCTTCATCAACAACAAGAGTAACTTGATACACGGGTTCAAAGGTTGTGTTAGGCGTGGTAACAGAAGCCCACATTGAAATGCCATCAACAATAGCCATAATAAAAATCTCCTAAGATTTGTTAAACATAAAGTTTATATAACGCGGGATACAACTATACACATAATCAGTAGACAATTGTTCTTGCTCTTTACGAGCCTGAATTTTTATCCAACTAATCATATTCTGGACTGTGCTAGGGGATGGTAGGCTAGTACCTAGCGACAAAATAAATGCTCTACACACAGCATCTTCTATATTAAATACTTCATCATCCATTACTCATAATCTCCTGAAAGGATTGTCATCTTTACAAGATCTAATAGTAAATTAAACTTTTCCATCTCTACATCAGATACTACTTTAAGTTCTTCTCCTGTATCAACAATAAGAATGAAAGGATATCTTAAAGCTTCTTCATTAGAAGAATCTTCAAGCTTTGTAAGACCTTCAGTAAGTTTTTCATTTAAAGACTTTGACTTATCTTTATTAAAATTACCTTGTATTACTTTCAACGATTACCTCCAGATCCTTTTATAAGTCCACGTTCCTTACGACTGTTTAATTTTTTAAGATTATAACAGGCTACTTCAGAAAGATCAACCCCATTATCTTTCAATAACATAGCTAAGTTCCAGAGCACATCACCAGCTTCTGAAATTATATCATGCCTATCTAATTTTTTATCGTCCCCCCTTAGCATAGGCTTTATAAAAAGATCTGATAACTCTGCTGATTCTACCATCAATGATGCAATCGGATAGAACTTATCACTGTACTCCGCTGTTTTTCCAGCAGCTTGCTGGTATTCATCAAAGTTCATTTGTTTTCTCCTTGTAGTGCTGTATGAACTGTGCTACTGTTAGCTCTGATTGCTTTGCCTTGTTCCATAGATCATAGATTTCTTCTAAGTCCCAAGAGCTAGTATCAATTTTTTCTACGATGTATGCACAATATTTTTCATCATTACTTGCACTTCTAACAAGCCTATTTAGATTCATTTTCTATCTCCTGGATTAACCAATCCAAATATACTTTAGCTTTATTTAAATCTTCTAAACCATTTTTATATTTAAATCTATGTAAATATTTCATAACATTTCCAGCACAGTAATCACTAAACCCAGGGCCTAGTTGCTGCTTGATATAATCAATGGCTTCGATACCACCTTTGTTGTAGTGCTGTGGTTTTGTCACTGGATTGTGTCTGTCTTCTTTCCATAAACTGTTTTACTTTTTGCAACACTATCCCATTCTTCTGGTGTTACATCATCAATACTCATAGATATCCTCCATCTTTGAGATACTGCCCGATTATAATACCAATAGAAAAGAAAGTCACTATCACCAGCGCATATATATATTCAGGCGAGTTCTTTATAAGAAAGAAAAAATGTTTTATGCTATCCTTGTCCATCGCATCAGTCTCCATGATCTGACCAATGGTAGTCAGCTTCGTCTATGTAATCACGAACAAGATCAAACATATAATCAATGTTGACCCAGCTAGTGATGTCAACTCCGTGCGATTTAACTGAAACAATTTCAATTAATTTCTCCTCATCACCATGATTTACAAATTCTATTTGAACATCCGTTGTCATCCAATCACAGTCAAGCTCTGCTTCCATGACTTGATTACCATACATACTAGCTGTTCCCATAATCTTGAGCCTCCTCTTTTGCAATAAGACTACCTAACACAGAAATTGTAGCGGTATGCCCAGATGCAAAGCCCTTCATAAACATAGTTAGGCTATCATCTTCACCACAAATTTTCTTATAGCGTCTATAAGATCTGAGATGTTCTGCCTTTTGATCGCGGAAGAACTGCCTCCAGAATTTAAGATCTTCTAACCTATTCATTATCTTTAATCTCCTTCAGTCCACTAGAAACAACACCATAAATTAAGAAGTCCATTTCCGCAGGGGAAAGTTGGGGCATTGCTGCTCCAATATCCTTGCGGCCTTTCTGCCAATCATCAAGCTCCTCAAGGGATGCGGGTAGCTCCACAACCTTTGGATGATCGTCAGTCAAACAACAAACAAACCTTGTACTCATTTCAATACTCCAGGTTATCAAACATTTACAGCCTCTTGAAGAAAGTCATAATGTACTTTTGATACATGAAAACCATCTTCAAATTTCTTAGACTTGGTTGCTAGAAAACTGCACCAAGTATCCCATAAATTTTCTGTGCCAATGTCATGACAGACAGATATATAATTAGAAACTTTTTTATTCTTCAAGGCTTTTGACTTAATAGATTTAGAGAATGATAAATCTTTTTTAGGTATGTTGTACATCCGAATATTATGTACATCAATGCAGCCGACCAGCCCGGCAGTTAGCTGACAAACAAAACCAGCCTTGGCTAAACCAAGTCCATCGATTTGTAGGAAAACATTCATCAGAGATAGCGCCCTATCATCATCAGACTTAGACGAGTTGAGCACCGCCAGATACTGTGAATAAATAAAATCTTTCTTGGACTGTAACGAGTCAAAAGTCTTTATCTTGTTACCCCAAATAAATCTAGAGTCACGCCCAAGTTTCTTTACATCTTTGAGTTGTTCACCCACTGCATACCAAGGCTGTTGTATACTTAGCACCACCATCAGGATCACATCTGAAAGATTGTCACTAGATAACCTGGAGTAATCTTGAATTGCTTTAGCATGAATTTTATACATAACAAACTCCTTATAGATCTATAAGCTATACAGATTTAAAACGTGGCATATCATTATACTCTTTAACTTCTTCTACTAACTCTATGATTTCCAGGTCTAAGTTCCATTCAATATCCCATAGATTTGCAGATCGCAAGACATCACGGCAAAGTAAAAAAAGATTTTCAGAATCAGAGCCATCACCGCAGCCATCCTCACCATATTTCCTAAACCAATCTATTCTTCTTTCAATAGAATCACAGAATATACTACTTAAATATTCATGGTCTTCATCACCATAACGCAAACAAAACTTATTAGGTTTTTGTTTAACTAAACAAACATCTAGTCCTCTTGATCTATCACCCACAGAAAAAAGATATTCATCAGGCTCGTGACCGCATTCGTTTTTAAATAACATACAAACCCCTAAAATAAATAGAGTGCATAGCTACTACACTTCTTTAGTTTACCATTCAAACCAATATAGATTGGCAATGAAGTACCCATTTCAATACGTCTTTCTCTCTCATTTTTAGCAACAATATATTCAAAACCATCTTCAGCTTTAAAGTCTTTTAGTCTTTTAACTTGTCGCCAAATAATCATGTCACCGCTGCTGTTATTTCGAGATGTTATATAATACATACTACATTCCTTATAGATCTATAAAAGCCCCGAAGGGCTTTGATTAGTAATAACCTTCACGTACTCTGTGAAGAACATTGAAGATCTCTGATTCAGAAAAGTGTAACTCTTTTAACTCATGTGCTAGTCCACTACTTTACGTACTGTTTCTTGACGCTCACGCTGTACGTTAGCAATGTTGATCTGATTAGACTTGCGTGATGCTGGTGCATGACTAGACCAATCCGTTAGCGTATTGTACAAGGCCCATTGATTTGACCCACCAAGACGAGACTTATATCCAGGCCACTTCTCAGCCATGTAAGTGAAGGCACTATTAAACTTGGGCATAGCATCAAACACAGAAGACCAAGAGACACCACTATCAGCTATCGCAACCTCTGCCCACTTCTTACATCCAGCAGC